GTTTGAATGTGCAATAGGTATTGTCCGTGCCGTAGGAAGGAAGCGTTCATCGCGGGATTTTAGGTGGTTTGTCCGAAAAACTGTCCCCCTGTGTGGTAGCAGGTGACCCGCCGGTTCAGGAAGCTGAACTTGGTGGGAGCTCATAAGGTGTTAACCAGCCCATTGTCTGTGCTTCACGCGACGGCTCTGTAGGTATAAGTAGGTATAGTCGGATTATCTTTGTTGGATCTGATGAAAGTACTGTAGCCACAACCTGTCCCGTAGTTCCCCCAGTTGTACAGGCGATGCAGAAATTCGGGGTCTATTTCTATGTCGTTCACTAAAGCAAAAACGTACCGTGGGTCTCACCCACAAATGTCCACGGAGGCATCGTCATCTAATGGCCTTGTCTCTCCCGCCGTAGTTACCCAACGCGGCGATGCCCAGCGTGTCTCCAACGCTGGAAGCGCCCCTCGTGGCGCAAACCCTGCACAGCAAGCAGGTAAACGGTCAAAATCCGTGCGCTCTTCAGCCCCTCAGGAAGACCGCGCAGGGATGCACAGACCGAGGGCGGCTGGTACCAGAGCCACCCGGAAGACGTCGAAGATGCAAGAATCGATGTCTGCCTCAATGGCCCAGATCCTTGGGTCGAAGGATGCCAATATGGACAAGATCCAGGAGTTGGTCGAGAACCAGGAACATCTGATCGCAGAGATGTCCTGGAACTCGTCGAATCTCCCGTCCGATCCAATGCATCCTGTTCCTTTTGGGCCCAACGGCCAGCAAGCGTTACTAGCGCGAGCGCCGTTGGAAACCCCACCAGGCTCTGTGCCTCGCTGTCCTCCGATAGTGATGCACTCGCCTCTGGAGTGTGTTCAAGTTTCACACAGGCACTTGACCTCTGTCGTTCACAATATGACGAGGAAGATGAGGCGTGTTGGAATCCTTCCCCCCCGGTTCTTTGGGAGGGTAGTGGATTGCATTGTGAAACCTGGATCTCACTCGAAGAGCCTGGGAGTCCCTGTATTGTACTCGAACCCGTTTTATGGAGTGCCAAAGAATTCTGGCTCGAGGAAATACGCGTTGCAAACTTGGCCCGATCCTCTCCCACTGAAGTATCGCCCACGTGCCAAACTTGCAGCAGGCCCTTCTGTTCCTCACGATTCTTCACACGGCCCTCGTGTGTTACAGTCGCTGGAGCAGCCTTTGATGAGTGTGCCCGAGACACTGCCGAGCTGGTTCTACAGTTTTTGCAGTCGCAACTTCGTCAAGATGACCGAGGAAGGAGTGTCTTCTATCTGGATGGAAACAACCAGGTGGACGATTGCTTTCACCTTGACCATCTTGTGTCTCTTGGTGTTCTTGAACATCTACCTTGCCCAATGGAATAATGTCGGCAGGTTTGTCTACTGTAGGGGCCTTAGTGCCCACATGGTGGATTTGAACCAGCTGGTAGAGTTTGAACGGTACTGCTTTGACGATCAAGTCATGTGGACACCGGGATGGCTCTTTTACATATTCTGGATCTTGGTTTGGGGTGCGTCCATCTTTGGAGCCCTTTATACTTTTGTCCGATCCGTTCTGGACGATTATGAGGCAAAACGAGGACTCGGTATGGTCCTTGTATCTAGACGCTGTGTTCATTTTGACAGTGGTCTGGACAAACGCCACATGGTCCACCAAAACGTGGATATAAAGAGGAAGGGAGACTTGTGGGAAGTCGCTCTGGATTTCTTCAGTTATAATTGCTTGGAAGCCACTACCACCAGGCGGGAGCTGATTGTAGCTCCCGCGCTACTTGAAGAACTTTTGAGTTCTAAGTTCGACAAGTGGGGTGATAAGGCTGACCTTGTGGATGAGAGGTTCAGAGATGTTCATAAGATCCTTGGAGGCTTCAATATTCCTGCTGATCGTTATGACTCGGATGTGGTCCGTGATTCGTTGTTTGTTGCACGAAATGTACTGACCATACGCCGAGCCAGAGCGAAGTTCCTTCAGCAGGACATGCCCAAGGGTTTTTGAGCACGCGCTACGATGATGGGCGCTTCTTTCAGTACGGTTATCGTGTTACTGAGGTACCACTGGCACCCCTTGGTCCATCCAGGGAAGGTTCTTGTGTCATGAAACGTGGTGAGGATGTTGATTTGCTTCCTCGACCCGTTGCTGTGACGTTGCCGTTATATCTCAAGGACATAGTTCAACCCCGTCCTGATATGAAGCACGCCGTGTCCATCGCCGCTGGCGCTCGCAAACGCGTAGTCTGTCGTTTGCCAGATCTAGACCAAAGACTCATTGAGAGATTTCAGAGATTTGTCTCTCAGTGGTTGCGTGAAAATCTCACTCCTCTTCCAATCGATACCGATGTTTCAGCAGAAAGTTGGTTGGAAGAGGCTCCCTATCCTGAGTGGAGAAAGCAGGAGTTGCGGGAGGTTGAAGTTGAACATCGAGATGGGAAGCTCCCCAGGCTCTTTGTCGTGTGCAAGAGTTTCATTAAGGATGAGTCATATCCTGAATGGAAATACCCTCGCACGATCAACCCTCGCCCCGACACGTTCAAGAAGTTAACGGGTCCGATTTTCCACAGGATAGAGAAATGTGTCTTTAGTCTGAAATGGTTCATCAAGAAGGTTCCTCTTGTTGATAGACCGTCTTACATTGAAGATTACGTTGCTCGACTCGGCGCAGAGTATTTTGCGACAGATTATTCTTCCTTCGAGGCTTCATTTTCGAAGGAGATCATGGAAGCTTGCGAGATGCAGCTTTATGAATATATGTCGCAGAATGTCGCCGGGGGGGAGGAGTGGTACAAAATGGTGCATGAAGCTCTAACTGGTCCTCAGGAGCTTCGTTTCCGAAACGTTGTGGTAAAGACTCAAGCTACCAGAATGTCAGGAGACATGTGCACATCTCTAGGAAATGGTTTCACCAATTTGATGTTGATGCTGTTTGCCGGCCATGAACTCGGTCTCGGCGAACTTCGCGCGGTCTTTGAAGGAGATGATGGGCTTGGTTGCTTCGAAAGAGGCTTGCCTTACCCCGAATTCTTCAATGGGCTTGGTTTCAACGTCAAAATGGAGAGACACAAAGTTCTCAGCGAGGCGTCGTTCTGTGGCATGATTTATGACCCAGAAGACCTTGTCAACATCACAGATCCTTGTGATGTTTTGGCTAAGTTGGGATGGGCGAAGGCTTCATATCGAGGTGCCAAGAGGAATAAACTCATGGCACTCTTGAGAATGAAGGCCCTTTCTATTTCACACCAGTATTATGGTGCGCCCATCATTTACCCCGCTGCCCGAAGAATTTTGCATCTCACTCGAGGTTACAACATTCAAGGTGTTCTCGATTCGCGTAACTTGTCCCATTGGGAGTACGTCAAATATTCACAGCTCCAGAACCAGGAGCCCGCTCTTCGTGAAGTGCCTATTGCTACCCGTCGTTTGATGGAGCGCAAGTATGGCATTTCCATAGAGAATCAGATGCTTGTTGAGGAACAGATCAGTGAGCAAACTGTGGGCCCCTGGAAACTGGATCTTGATATGCCATCAATCTGGTTTGATTGTTGGGATTTGTACGTTGACCATGGTTCGAAGGTATACGAGCGAGAGCCCATGATTGCTGCTAGCCTTGGGGAGAAACCTCTGTCCTATGAGGTATTTGATAGGTATCACTAGGTCGCGACTTTATAGCGCTCCTGTCGATTTGACACTCTCGGCTTCCAGTCTGCGGTAAGGAAGTTTGAGG